ACGGTAACTCGCCTTCCAAGCGTTTCTAGCAGGTTCTGGGTGGACTTACCGGTCTGGAAGTTCTTGTTTGCTCCATCGTGCGGGATGAAGTCTGTTCCCCATCTCCATTTTCTCGACTCGATCTCCATGACATAACTGTCAATGGTTCGATGAGAGTCCTCGATGAAGTCAATGATCCTGACTTCTGAGGCAACCTTCTGGACAAAGATGATCGACATGGAGTCGTTCCACCCAAGATCCCAGACGGTATGGACTTTCAATGTGGGGTCATATGGAACAGACCTGATCCGGCCTTCTCGCTGTAAAGCCTCGATCTCATTGGCGTAAATAGCACCGTCTACAGCAGGTCTGCATCGACCTTCCCACACAGTGAGATAGCCCTGCGGATCTCGGTCTAACCAGTCTCTGCGCTCCTTATCAAGCTCAGGAGGGAACCAAGGATTGTCTGACCAGTTGACCTCGCACACCCATGAGTCTGACGGTGGTTGCGCCACAAACCGAGTGAAGGTTTCATCCGTATCAAGTTCAGGATTGAAGCTGATCCAGATTTCTGACCCAGGCTTGCGGATTGTAGGTATCAGTACATCCCAGGACTTGCGAGTGACAACCTGTGCTTCTTCCACCCAGCAAATATCAGTCCCTTCGTAGGACTTCATATTTGCCACACCTTGCTGGCGAATACCTGCAAATGTGAACTCTGTCCCGTTGGAACCTATGATCCTGTTTTCTTGCACCTCGTACAGGCTATCCAGTCCTAGCAGACTGATCTGATCCTTCAGCAGCCTATGGACAGACTCTTGGATGCTCTTCTGAGTCTCCCTGGCACACAGAACCCTGATCGGCTTGGATGCACCTATCGCTACCAATGCACGAGCAGCAGACCATGACTTGCCTGAGCCTCGTCCACCATGAAGGATCTTGTATCGCTTCGGCTGAAACAGCGGGAGCAACTTACTCGGAATTTCGACCTTCTGCCTCAACTCCGACCACCTCTAAGATTGCTGCTGTTTTGATTGGCTCACCATCAATCCCTGAATGCTCAACAACGTGCTTCTCTTTCCACCCAGCCCTTGTCTTGAGCCAGAAGATCATCGCTGTAGTGTTGCCTGCTTTAGCCTGCTGGAACAGCGTCTGAGCAACTGCGGCATTAGCCTCCATCCGCCCATCTGTCAGTTCCTTCTTGTAGTGCTTGGTGAGTGTGTCGTGGTCAATCTCTAGCTTGTCTGCAATGTCGGTATAGCGCACCCCGACAGCAGATAGCGTCTTGACTAGCCGACGATCCTCGTCTGACGGTTTATGCCGCTTGCCTTGCATTTTTTATATCCGAAAGTTGCTTAATAATTGGAGCGTCCGGGTCGGTGTTGCACCGCCGCTGTTCTGGTGGCCCAGCCTCTGCCTGCTTCGGACGCTTTGGGTAAGGTTTTGCAAGTGGTGCAATCTTAGCACTCATGTCTTTGTCAAGTGGCATCAGATATTTGTGTTTTCCCTTAGTGATAAAAAGTTTCATTGACGGATAAATTTTTTTTATTTGATCTTGAGCATGAGTACCATGTTTGTCAAACATGGTTTTCGGATGCACTTTCTCGCCATTGATTAAATATGCGCCAACAGTTCCTACATTAAATAAACCTTCATAAGTCCAATTTGTAGCTTGATAAATGCCGCCATGATGATCTTGATCTGCATCTGCATAAGAAACAATCAATCGAATACCAGGACTCTGCTTTTTCAAGAATCGGATTGCAAGAGACATAATCTTCGATACAGGAGAAATGTGTTTTGTTAATGCAATTCTTGTTAATTCGGCACATTGCTGCATAGTGCAGTCATATGGATTTCCAAGTTTTGGATTTGCCCCATAAGAAAAAATCACCACCCCAATAAACTTTTTATTTTCCCAAACACCAACTTTAACCAACTTGGACTTTGGTATGCACTTACTATAATGCCAATTTTCGCAGGCATATTTTGCAGCCTCATAACTTGCCCAATCTATTTTTAGCTCAGGCTTCACGAGCGTCAAACTCCTTGCCGCAATGTGGGCAGGCGATCCACTTAGGTTCAAGCTGATCCAGCTTTCCCTGTTCGTCCTCTGTTGCAGGCTGAAAGTCAGGCGGCATCAGCGCAGCAATCTCGTCTGCCGAGAATCCAGTCAGATCTGTGTCAAACCCCAAATCCTTCAGGTCTGCAAGCTCAATTGACAGCAGGTTGTCATCCCACCCAGCATTCAGAGCGAGCTTATTATCAGCCAGGATGTAAGCCTTGCGCTGCGTCTCTGACAGATGAGACAGCCTGATAACTGGAACCTGAGTGAGTCCTAACTTACGAGCAGCCATCACCCTACCGTGTCCAGCAATGATGGTGTTGTCGTCTGACGTTAATACAGGATTTGTAAACCCGAACTCTCTTATGCTTGCTGCAATCTGAGCGACCTGTGCGTCAGAATGAGTCCGGGCATTGTTTGCATAAGGGATAAGCAACTCGATGCTTACCTGCTCGATCTTTTCCACATCCGACTCCTATCGGGTCATCGGCAACGCTTGTTGATAAGCTCTATTACGCTCTGATCTTTCTCCTGACTCTCAGTCGGAGCGAACAATGCTCTCGTTCTGTTGTCAGTTGTGTTGGGTTCGCACAAATAGTAAACCGCGATACTATTCCGTGTTACCCCAGGTGGACATTTTATCGCATCTGGCAACCCATGCCAACTGCCCCTGGTGTCGAATATCACCGCTCTGTTGAACAGTGGGTCAATGGTCTTAACAAGAGTCTTGCTGTCCTTGTACAGACCCAACCCACCACCCCATTCCGGTTGCCAATCAGGAGTAAGGTAGACGATAAGGTTAAGACGACGCTGAAGATGTAGCTTCGGATGGATGTTGTAATCGAGGTGAACATTGAGCTTTCCTCCTCTTCCATGCTGATGCAATCCACCGCCATGCAATCCGATATCTGGAGTGAGTTCGCAATCAACATATCGCTCTAGGAACTCTGTGAAGTGTGGACTTAGCAGATGACTGAACGTCTCATACAGCGCAGGGCCAAACCTGTGCCAGTTATTGCAGGTCTGCTTGATTTCCAGAGGATTGTCGTAGCGAAACCAACAGGGATCATCCTGTGCTGGAAACTCTGCTGCGATGTCGTGTGGCCGAGTGAAGAAATCATCGACTACACAGTGCCAAAATGGGCTGTGATCGACAATCACTTCTTGTTTCGTTCGCTGATAGCCTTAGCCTTAGACTTAGCATCTGCCTTACTGGATGCTCCCCAGGCTTTCAGGGAGAGCAGCAGACGAGTAGGCTTGCCATCCTTGTACTCCGGACCTGGCATACCACCCATCCGAGCGAGGAATGATGCCCTGCGAGGATTGTCACCAGACTTCACCGGAGCTTTCAGGTCTGATCCTGGATTAGCTCTTTCGTAGGACTTCCTGCCAGCCTCATTCAGCCCCCCAGACGGGCTTTTACCTGCCTTGCGAGTCCATGCAGGTGACTTCATTTCTTCTTACCTGCCCTGATGTTGTCCACCAGATTAGGGTAAGGTCTGCCAGCAGCAGCCGCCATCGCCTTAGCAGACTTCTTCTGCTTCTTCGACAGCGGATCAGGTTTGCCAGCAGACTTAGGCCGAGGTTTGTCCCAGACTGGTTTCATTCGTCTTCCATCATCTTTGCCATCTTGAGCATGATCTTGTGCTTCTCAGTCATGCCCTTAACCGGGCCACCAGACAGCCAGCGATCACAGACGTAATCCTCTGAACAACGAAAGTCCCATCGCGCACAGTAGCCAATGTCATCGTCGTCAACGATGTCCTGCATCTCTTCCGGCAGACCCTGGACGATGCAATCAATCATCTCTGGCGTCTGAATGAATCGAGCACAGTTACCGCAGGTGGTGCTCTCATCGCCAGACTCGGCATACATCGCCTTGGACTCAGCCTCTGCACGATTCTTGTCGTTCAGCTTCTGATCCTGCGTTGAGACTGGACAACCGTTCATTTGGCCCTCTTTGGCATCTTTTTGTACGCTTTGGCGGGAGTTGCCTCGATCATCTCTTTAGCAACCTTCTGCGGGACTCCGGTCTGCTTTGCAACCTTCTTTGACCCGGCCAACGAAAGTCCCATCGCGCACAGTGCTGCGTACATCAACCGCTGCTGCTGCTTGCTGGTGATCGGCATTTCAGTCCTCGACGATGTGTTCAAGATGCCCAATACGGCCAATAACACCCATCTTATCAACTTCTTGCACACTTGTCTCCGGCAAGAATTTGAACAATCCATGCTCAATGTCAAAGACTTTTTTATCCTTCCACTGACTCCAATGGAATGCCAGTGAGCGTTTCAGCGCCAGTTCCAATGTCGGAATCTGTGTGCTTGGTATTCCGTAACACCGAGTCATGAACATATGAGTCGTGCCGCATTCCTCCAGACTGAATCCTGTCGGAATCCTGCGCTTGAACACCAGTTTTTCTGGATCATGCAAGCCTGGATTGAAGTCATCCGTCAACTGATAGCGACCACTCACTTTGTAGTTGTTAGCCTCGGTTAGCCAATCCAGTGACCGGATCATCACCTGCATCTCAATTGAGTTCTGGATGAACCCTCTCGGCAATCCACTGTCGTGCGCCTCATGGATGAAATCGCAATCCCAGAACGGGACTAGATGCACCCTTCTTGGAATAGCCTCTAGGAAGGCTTTATCGGGCCTATAGCGAGATGATTCTGTCAGGACGATGGAGGACAGCGGGAATCGCTTCCAGATGCTCTCAAGCGTTCCTAGTAGCTCATAGCAGCGTCTTTCGTCGTTGTTGATCGCTGATGTGACCAAAA